GCTGATGGAACAGCCGCTATTGGCGCTTATGGTTGGAATTTTAGACGTGCACCTAGCTATTTCGATGTGGTTGCTTACAAGGGAAATGCTCAATCCTCGGCAATAACAGTGGATCATAATCTTGGTGTAATACCCGAAATGATGTGGTGTAAAAAACGAGGTGCAACAGGTGATTGGATGGTATACCACAAAGACCTTAATGGTGGAACAAATCCACATACCTATCGTTTAAGATTAAATTCTACTGGTGGAGAAGGAGTAGGATCAGGTGTTTGGAATGCTGCCCCAACCGCAACTCAGTTTAGCGTAGGAACAGATTCAGATGTTAACGCAGATGCAAATATAGGATTTATAACCTACCTTTTCGCAACCGCACCAGGTGTAAGCAAGGTGGGAAGCTATACTGGTAATGGATCTAGTCAAAACATTGACTGTGGATTTAGTTCAGGAGCTAAGTTTGTTATAATTAAGAGAACTGACAGCGCAGACGATTGGATTGTTGTTGACACCGAAAGAGGGATTGTGGCGGGCAATGACCCATACTTGGCTCTTAATACAACTGATCCCCAACTCACTTCTCAAGATTATGTAGACCCGTATTCGGCAGGGTTTGCTGTCACTGGAGAAAACCCAGTTGGCGCATCAGGCGGCTCCTACATCTTCTACGCAATCGCATAATCAAACTCATATGAAAGGATCAATCTAATGGGTGAATACAGAGAACGCACAACAGGCGAGGTCAAATCGCAAGGTGAATGGCGTGCAGCATTTCCGCAAATGGCATTGCCTCGTGTCTGGGGCGCAAGTGTTTGTGACGCTATGAACATAGACCCAGTACTTGCAAGCCCTGCGGCTACAACTGGTAATTACCAAGTAAGTGTGCGTGATGGCGTTGAGCAAGACGCAAACGGCAACTGGGTTGAAAAGTATGTCGCAAGGGATATGTTTGCTGATACAACTGTAGATGGTGTAACTACCACCAAGGCAGAACATGAGGCTGCATATCAGGCAACGCTAGATGCGGAAGCGGCTGCATCGGTAAGGGCGCAACGCGATGAATTACTTGCAAAAAGCGATTGGGTAACAATACGTGCTAAAGAACTTGGTCAAGACGTGCCGATTGCGTGGTACAACTATCGTGGCGATTTGCGTCAAATACCAGAGCAAGATGGATTTCCACACGATGTAACATTTCCAGAGGAACCAAGCTAATGGACAAACGAACACGCACACTCAACCAGGCACACGCTCGCATCGATGATGTTGAGAAAGACGTTATTGAAATAAAAACTGAAATGAAAATACAACTGAAAGATTTGTACAATCGTATCAAGCGTATGGAAGCTATAATGATTTGTATTACTGGTGCAAGCTTGTTGCTACTATTACGCATGACATTTCTGAGCTAGGCAAATGGACCCGGTTAGCTGCGTTGCTCTAGCGACAGGGGCGTACAAGACCCTTCGTGCGGCTATTTCTACGGGCAAGGATTTACAAGAAATGTCCGGAACTTTGTCGCAATGGGGCAAGGCTTTTAGTGACTTTTCTAATCTTGAAGAGCGGGAGAAAAACCCTCCGTTTTGGAAAAAAACATTTAAGGGATCTGACGAAGAGACTGCCCTAGAGATATTTGCTCAGAAGAAAAAAATGGAACAGATGAGAGCAGAGATTAAAGATCATATCTCTTGGAACTATGGCCCTAGTGCCTGGAAAGAAGTTTTAGCAATTGAGGCAGATATGCGCAGAAGAAGAAAGCAAGAGGCATATCGAAAGCAAGAACAGATAGATAACCTTATAAACTTTGCGATTGGAGTAGTTATTTTTGTGTTGAGCGGCGGTATTTTGTTTATTGCGTTTTATTTTTTAGGAAAGTGGCAAGGACGATGGTGATGAAATTAGTACTTAGTATTTTGTTTTTAATGTTAGTGGCAGCGTTTCCATTTGTTTATATGTTAGTCGCGAGTATTTAAATGTGGGTATTGCTATGGCTACAAGTAATCAGCGGTAGCTTTGATCACTACCATGTAGGCAGTTATTCAAGTGAAGAGGCTTGTAAAGTTGCTCAGAAAGAAGCCAAAGTGTTGGTAACAAACAATAATTCTAAAGTGGTGTGTATTAAAATTGAACGGTGATATTAAAAGAGTGGCGCAATAAATATATTATCTATGATAAAAACGGAAAAGTTGTTATAATAACACGCGCTAAAAACGTAGCTATTAAATACGCAAGGTCTTTGAAATGACTGAATTTGAAAAAGCTGATCTGAACAATAACGGCGTTATAGAAAAAGCTGAGTGGAACAAACTGGCTTTGGAAGATCGCAGATTAGAAATGATTGACCGGGATCTAAAGCGCAATGCGGAGCGTAGGTTCACCGGGTTTGCTCTTGCCGGGATGTTGATATATCCGTTTATTATTCTCTTAGCGTCTGTTCTTGGTTTTGACAAAGCGGCAAGTCTTATCACAGATATAGCAAGTGTATACGTGATAGCTGCATCAGGTGTGGTCGCTGCATTTATGGGTTTTAATGCCTACAGCGCAAAAGCTGAAAGTAGGAAAACAAGTATTCAGATGGAGGGAGACTAATGCTAGATTTAATAGGAAAACTGGTTGATCCAGTAAGTAATATTCTTGACAAGGTAGTAGAGGACAAAGATCAAAAGGCTAGATTAGCCCACGAAATTGCAACGATGGCTGAAAAAAACTCTCAGGCTTTGATGATGCAGCAACTTGAGATTTTAAAAGCTGATGCACAAGGCAATTGGTTTCAAGCTTCTTGGCGTCCACTTATCGGTTGGATTTGCGGTATATCGCTTGGCATAAATTACATGATCGCTCCAATTGCGCTGGGTTTTGGTTTTGAAATACCACAGGCAGATATGTCAGTAATGATGCCCTTGTTACTCGGTATGCTTGGCATTGGTGGTATGCGTTCATTTGATAAGTTAAATAAAACGGATAGTAAAAAATGAAAGTTAATGTTGGTTTAGCGTTTGCAATGGTTGTGCAATTAGTTGCATTGGTCTGGTATATTTCTGGGCTTGTGCATGATTTAGAACACTTGAAGCAAACTGTTTCGGCGCAAGATGAACTTATTCGTTTGATAGATCAGGACGTAAATGATCTGTGGGCTTTTTGTACTTTCACGGAAAACAAGTGGGCAGAAGCTTACACAAGTGATATGGTTTACGAAAGATTATGTGGTACGAAGGAGGTTGTTGAGCAATGACTTTTAAACTAGGAAAGCGTAGCCTTGAAAGATTAGAAGGTGTAGACGAGCGCATGGTTGCTGTTGTTAAACACGCAATCGGTGCAACTAAAATTGATTTTGGTGTTGTGTGTGGTTTGAGAACCATTGAAGAGCAGAAAGCTCTTGTGGCAAAAGGCGCAAGTCAGACAATGAAATCAAAGCATATTGATGGTATTGCTGTAGATCTTATGGCGTACATTGGTAGCCGGGCAAGCTGGGAACTAAACTTGTATGACGATATAGCTGATGCAATGGCAGAAGGTGCAAGGGCTTGTGATGTTCCTGTGCGTTGGGGTGCAGCATGGACTGTTCCAAACATAGCGCATTGGGATGGCACTATGGAAGCTGCAATGAATGATTATGTTGATACACGGCGTGGTCAGGGTCGCAGACCATTTATTGATGGTCCACATTTTGAATTGATGGTGTAGTCATGGCAAAGAGCACAGTCAATAAAGCTAAGATTTACACAAAGCCTGAGATGCGAAAGCGTCAGTTTCGATCAATACTCAATAGCAATGTGCAAGGAACAGCCGCCGGAAAGTGGTCGGCTCGTAAAGCACAACTCCTTGCAAAAAGATACAAAGCTGCTGGTGGAGGATATAAGTCGTGAAAGCTCCGCAACGATCTCTGATGAACTGGGGAAAACAAAACTGGCGTACTAAGTCTGGTAAGAAGTCTAGCGAAACTGGCGAGCGTTACTTGCCAGAGAAAGCAATCAAAGCTTTGACACCAGAAGAGTATGCTGCGACTACACGAGCTAAACGTGCTGGTGGTGGCACTGGTCAGACTGTGCCACAGCCAAAAAAGATTAGAGATAAGACAAGAAAATATCGGAGTTAGATATGGCTAAGACACCAGCATGGCAACGCAAAGAAGGTAAGCT